GACGCCCTGCCCCTGTTGGGCGACGCGGATCGGCGTGCCGGTCTGTCCGTTGCCCAAGTAATATTGCGCAAACCACTCCCAATTACGGAAATCGAGAGGCTGACCCATGAGCTGCAGCGATCTCACGGCAATGACATTCCCAGCCCCCGGTGTCGCGGACACCGTTATGGCCGAGAAGCCATAACTCGCCGTAGCACTCGCTAGCGTCAACGTCGCCGGAACCCGGATGCACTCCGCATCGGCGGCGACTTGATTGCGCGCCGCGTTGATGTACGTGTCGAGAGTCGCTGTAGCGATCAGCGGAACAGGTGAACTCGGCGCTTGCAGCAACGCCTGCGTCAGCGTCTCATAGTTTGCGAGCGCCATCGCATCGCCCGAGTCTCATTCGGAGGTCGACGTTTCTGCCGCCAGCATCTCCTGCCGGAGTCGGTCTTCACCCCACCGCTTATCGACCTTGACGCCAAGCGCTTCAGCGTGAGCAACCAAGTGATCATAGTCGGCGGTATGGGCCGGATCGCTGTCAGGCATGGCCCGGAATTCCACCCCGGCGCTCGGATCAGGAACTTCGAATTCCATAACCATGCCCGGCACCGGCACGACTTCGACCATGGCATCTCCAGGCATCAACCCGGAACCGGTATTCATGGCGGCGTCGGTCACTTCGACCACGATCTTTGCGTCGTCCCAGCTTTTGAGGTCAACGTGGGGCACGGACATGCCGTCAGCGTTCCACACATTGACCTCGCCCATCCGATCGCCGAAGCCTTCCCCACAAATCACTAAGTTATAGAAGCTGCCCTCGGGGCGCTCGACCTCGACGTGATCGATCATCATCTCAACACCTCTGAAGGATGACTATATCGGCAGCCGGGCTGGAGGGACCCGTGACCCAGGAGCCCGATACCGGTATGGTTGCGGCAGTCGCGGACGAGCCCGCGCCCGCCACCGTCAGGGTGTAGCCCGACCCGACAGACCCGATCGGCTGGCCTGAGTTCAGTAGCAAGACTCCGGTCAAGGTGCCCGCGCCGGTCAGTACGCAGTGCGCCCTGGCCGGGGTGATGATGTTGATGTTCGGGTCGAACGGATCGGGCACGATAGCGATATTGGGCGCTACTATATAGCCCGCGCCGCCCGCCGTGGCGCCGGGGACGACCGGGGAGGTAGCGGCCAGCGTAATGCTTGATACCGCGCCGCTTGAGAGCGCAGCCACACCAATCGCCGGGACACCCGGAGACGGCGGCGAGTCGAAAAACACCAGCGGCGGCTTGGAATAGTTCGTTCCGCCAGCGTCGATTGTGATCGTTCCGACCTTGCCGCCGATGATCGGCATCCAAGTCGAGTTGCCCAAGGATGGGGTGATGGTTGTGGTGGCCTGGACGTAGCCGCTCCCTGCCGCGGTGACCGAGCCGCCGGTCGCTACCAAACCCTGCTGCCGGACGCGCATGTTAAACCCGTCAGACGACATGCGGTCGGGGCCGCCTGAGCCGACAATGAGGTTAAGCCACTGCGTCGAGACCGCGTCGTAGTATTCGAGGGCGGTTGTCGCTTGGTTGTAGGTAACGAGCCATTCGCCAGCCGGAACCGGGATCGTGCCTCCGACCGGCAGAGTGAAGGTGTAGGTGTTGAAGGTGGGGGGCGCATTGAATAATTGCGCCGGGTAGATCGGCCCGTTCGACGGTAGCGCCAGCCCCGGACCCCCAATCCACTGCGTCATAAACTCTGTTCTCCTAGAACGTAGTGCTGGGGTTCACGACGCCAGTGACACGGGCATTGGCGCTCGGTTTTGCTGAAACGACGTTGTAGCCCAACACAACGACTCCCTGCTGCCCCATCTGGCCAATCGGCACCAACGAGTAGAAGCCGCTGAAGTCGAACGCCGCCGACTCACTCATATACATGGAGGTGTATTTGGTGTTCGGGTAGAACACTTGGCCCAACGGCACGAAGTGGTCGGCGAATATCGGCACGCCAGCGACGTTCAGATTCGGAAACGACGACCGAACGGGCGTTCCGACAGTCATTTCATTGCCGGGGCGAGTGAAGATCTGCTCGGCGCCGATGAAGTCGGAATTCAAGGTGGCGAAATCGCCGGGATTCATTAAGACGCAACTGGGCTTCTCGCCGCCCGCCGCATCGGTGACCGTGATCAGCGAGTTGGACATGGTCTTGCGAGTGAAGCCGACCGCGCCCGACTGCCCCGCCGAGGCGCTGGCCGTGTAGAGCTGACCCTGTAGCGAGGTGTTGCCCGGAGCCGTGCGGTTGATACCGCCATAGTTCGCAACGTTGGTGCCGTTGTCGAACCCGTCATAGAGGCTGTTCGGCAACAAGCTGGAGGCGGTGTTGTTGCTGTAGAAAAGGCCGGCGAGGTTCTGCGTGGTGACGCTCCACGCGTCGTTCATCCTGGCTTTCAGAACCGAGATTTCGCGGTCGGTCGCTTGGATCACGATTTCGCCGAACGGCAGCGGGATCGGCACCACCCAATAGGCCAGAGGGAATTGCATCGTCTGGATGCCCGGCGTCAGAACCGGCGAGTTGAACCCGCCGCCATAACCGGTAAATTGCCCTTGGACCATCGACTGGCCCTGCACCGGAACGGTGATCTGTGACAGACCGCCGTCCGCGCGTTGTGCTCCGCCGAGAAAAAAGAACAGAGACGGACACGCGAAATAAATCTGAATGAATAGACGCGGTATCATTGCGCGACGGGTCGTCGCGGTTAATTCCGTGTATAGCGCGCCGGTTGGGACTACGCCTTGACCTGGTAATGGCACTTATCGCGCTCCTCTCAACCGCCTCTGGCTTCTTTCAAAGCCGCGGGAATGGAATGGGCAAGCCACGTCTCGTCATCGCCGTCCATAAGTGCCTTGAAGGCGGTGTCGTTCGCGGCCTCGGCGGAGCGGTCGAAGAAATTCCAACGGGAGCCGCCAGTGACGACAGGCTCCGGCGGCGGATTGCGTTTTTCGTACAAAAGTCTGGCCGCTTCGTGGCTCGGAATGCCTTCGTCTGTCATCAGCTTCTCGACGGCCTCGATGCCTTCCTGCATCACGCCGTCGGCCTGCAGTTTGGCGCGGCCCTCTAGCCAACGGCTCTCAAGCTTGCGCTGGTTTTCCGCGTTCTCGCGCTCCTGTTTTTCCTTGGCACGCTCCTCGCGGTCCTTTGACAGATCCTCGCGAATGGCGCCGATCGCCTCAGTGAATTCGTTACGCAGGAAGTGCTCTGGCCCGGCCCGTTCGGGGGCCACCTCAACGACGGCCGCCTGCAACATCGCCCGCGCCTTGGGGCTCTTGCCGATCAATGCGGCAACGTCATTCACCTGCCGCAGATTGGCGAGTTCGGATTCCTCGATTTCGACCTTGGCCACCTAGATCAATCCTTGGAACCAGCGTTCGCTATGTGCTTGATCGACATCGCTCCGGATTTTGAGTTCGACGGGATGTGACTGGTCCGGCCGCCAAGATCGAGCTGCTCAAGCGGCACGCGAACGATCTGATCGTCCTTTTTCGGCAGGGTCTTGGTCGGGTCTTGGAAAATATTGGCCATAGCGATTTCTCCTATGCGGGCGGTTGCTGGGGCTGGGGCTGCGCACCAGGTTGCCCGCCGGGCGGTTGCTGCATCTGAGCGGAGCGCATCGCCGCCATCTGCGGGCCTTGCTGACGCTGCTGCATCAAAGCGCGCTGCGCCTCAGTCGTCTGGACACCCTGATTCACTCCGCCGGGCGGCACATGCTTGGCCATTTTGCTGATCCCGTCACGGACATCGCGGGCGATGTCGGAACCGGCCGGCAATACGGCGAGCAGGGTTTGCAGGGCTTGCACGTGAATAGCCAGCTTGGCCATCGCTTGGGCTTCAAGGCCGCGATTCGGGACCGGCATCGAGGCGCCGCCAACACCACTGGCTTGACCTTGCGCGGAAGTGGCAGGGGCGCCGCCGGGGGGACTTGGCGGCGCTCCCTGCGCTTGTGGTTGGTCGTCAGGCATTACGGAGACCCCGGCGGTATTGGTCGCCGAGTCGGAATCTTCGGTTTGCCTTTACGCCTGCAACGGGACATGGGCTACTTGCGGCGGCCCTTCCGGTGCATCCGACCGCGCGTCACAACTACCGACGCTTGTGTTTGCGGCCGCGCCGATTGCGCTTGTCTACGGGTCCGAACATGGAATGACTCCTGTTTCTGAGGTGCAACTCTCCGCAGCAACCGTGCCCTACGCGGGGCAGAGAAACGATCGAGGCCGCGGACCCCTCTCCTATGGGCACGCACCCAAGAGCAACGCTATCCGTTGATTCACCAAAAATGCCTGTGCTATGATGCGGCACATGCAAAACAGCTCAACCGACACTCGCCTCAATACAAAGCAAGTTGCCGCGCTATTGAAGGTGACGCCAACGACAGTGGCCAACTGGCGCAAGCAGAAGATCGGCCCGCGCTGGTATCGGCGAGTGCGGAAGGTCTTCTACTTAAAGGCCGATGTAGAGAACTGGGAATTCAGTAATCCGGGGGATTAGCCCCCCTTGACATACGCCGGGCACAGGCCCACCTATGCGCGCAGTGGCCAGAATGATCGCAACCGAGCTCAAGCTGCCTCGGGAACTTATCGAGAAGATCGACGAGTTTCGGGCCAAGCAGCCCATTAAGCCGACAAGGTCAGCGGCCATCCGATACCTGATCGATCTTGGCCTCGATCACGCCACCACACCTCACCGTACCTCACCCAACGTCAAGTGACATCACGCCACCTCACAACACGAAAGGATCATCCAAATGCCATTATCAATCGTCACCGCGCACATTCATCTACGAAGTAAGGCCGCGTATACGCAGTCTCGCAAGTACGAAGAGGCAAAACTTGAAGGAGAGCAACCAGACGATTACGATCGCCGCAATTGGCGCAAGCATCTACACGTCAAGCAACACCACGATGGCCGTCAGACCGTGTTTATTCCTGGTCGCGCCGTTCACTTTTGTCTGATCGATGCCGCCAAATACTCTATGCGGAAGATTTCCGCAAACTACACGTGGACAAAGAAGTTTGAGTCCGGCATCGCAATCCCCGATGACCTTGACCTCGGAATTGACCCGGCGAAGGTTGATTTCATTGACATCAACGCGCACTCAAACGGCAAGCGCGGATCGGCTTCCAGGGTTACGAGGCGATTGCCGATCATCCCGGCGTGGCAAGCCGATTTTGTTGCGATGATCCTTGATCCAATCATAACTGAAGATGTTTTCCATGAAATGCTGGAAATAGGTGGGCTATTCATCGGCTTGGGCCAAAACCGTCCGCAGAACGGCGGCTCTTCTGGGCGTTTTGAGATTGTCGCCATCGATTGGAATGCTGCCCTACAGCCCGTCAGGAAGGCGGCGTAAGCCCCACTACTTCGACGCAACACAACACGTCACGATACCCTAACTCACGACACCAGACAACACCCCACGCCAATATACGACACCGCACTTCACGCCACGACACATCCCCCGAGAAAGGAACCGGCGATGCGTACCACCATCAATTCCGCCGCAATCAGGGACACGACCCGCGCGATTGCCGACCTGTTTCACGCCGCCTCAGTGGATGAAGTTGTTTCACACGATCAGATCAAAGCCCTGATCCCAGCTGGTCTACAACATATCAGCCACTACATTTTCGCCCACAGGGCCTTTAAACTTCTTAACAAAGAACACGGACTCGTGTTCGCCACGGTGCCCCGCGAGGGATATCGTCGTATGCGGCACGTCACTGGCGCTCAGTACACGGTTGATAAAATGCTGAGAAGGACACGGCGGGTTTGTCGGAAGGGCCAAACTGTGGCGACAAGCGCGATCTCGTTTGCCAACGACGCTACGCCAAGCGAGCGTCGCCAAGTTTATCAGGGCATAAATCTAGGCGGTTTACTAGAGCATCTCGCGACCTTGAGGACGGCCAAGTCCATGCCAGAAGAACCGCCGCGACCGAAGCCAGACAACTTCTCTTGGCTACGTGAGATGATGGGCGGGCCAAACTAATTACCATCACACTACACCGCACCGCACTTCACGACGCAACACAACACTACAACGCACCGCACGGCATGACACTTCACTTCACGACACAACACCGCACGACACTTCACATTACCTCACGACACCACAACCCACGACACTTCACTTTACAACACAACACACTTTAATGCCCTCCGCCGGGATGCCCGCGCCCGTGCTGAAAAAATTCCGGATGTTCAACCATGAGTTTTTGCCGTTCTTCCTGGCGATGCTTCAGACGCCGCAGTTTCTGGTCCTTGTTCGGGAACGGCAGATCTTCGATTGCGTCCTCCGGCCCCAGCACTCCTGATTTTACGCCCCACGCAATCAGCTGGGCATGATCATCATGATAAATCGGCGAGGATGAGTGCGAATCGACCGCAATCTGCCGATCCTCTGGAAGCTGCGACAATAGAAAGTCCGTCTCGCCCTTGTCGGCGTCGGTCCAATAAACCGTGGCGTCTTTGGCTTGGACGATCGCCAAGGTATCATCTGCGGCAGCGGCACACTGCCGCTCGATTAAGAGAGAGCGGTCGCGTAGCCGCGGGCTGCCGGTTTTCATCAGGGTGTCGGCATGGACGCCGGCCCGCACGCCAGGCTCTCCCTGGCCGCTCATGATCGGCGGAAAGCCCGTCGCGCGCTCCATTAGACCGATGATTTCCCCGATGATCGGGATCAGTTCTGGCGGCAGCGGGGGCGTGATATCCTTGACATCGGACCCGCCCGGCAAACCAATATAACCAGACTGTCGGAACTTCCCATAGAGCTCATCGGTAATGCCGTCATGGCCCGGGAAGGCGAGTATCCTGTCAACCTGGAGTCCTACTAGCCGCTTCGAATCCTCTAGGTGCGTGCTCAGCCAGTCCTGCAGCAGCATCAGATCGGTAATCTCCGATCGCCCCCACACATAACCGGCGACGTAATTCGGTTGGATCATCGAGTACGGGTGCCGCTCGGGCACGAAGAGGTTGCAGTGCTTGAAGAGGGGAGCGACAAGGATATCCGGCTCGATCAATTGGATGGTCGTGTAATCCTCGCCTCCCCGCGCGTCGTCGCGGATATAAATCTCATGCATCGGATAGAGGTTGATGTTCGGTCGCGGCGACAGCGGGGTCATGTTGGGATCGTTGCCGAGGTTGACGATTCCGCCGGGGTTAGGCTGTGTGGCGTTTCGCAGACTCGTATCCAGGATCGCCGTCGACAAAACCTGATGCATGAAGGTCCGCGGGACGCCCGTGCGATCTTCCTTGTCGCCTTTGGCGAGAATCCTCTTATAGGTCCTCTCCGCATTGGGAAGGTTGCGGATGCGGCGCCACACTTCATGCCGGTTTAACCACACCGTCTCGACCAGCGCCTCCTGCTTGTCGAGATCATTTATCCCTTCATCATAGACGCCGAAGGCCCACGGCGGCACCAATTGGCCGCCACGGTAATAATAGGCCCCGTCCGCGGTCTTGCCGGCGAGTTGTTTCAAGAGATAGGAGCCGTAGGTAAGCGCCTCCTTAACCCCAACTCCGAACAGGATGTCGATATTCTTGTTTTGCCATTCGAGTGATACGAGCCGGGCGGCCACGGCGCCTTTGTCTAACCATTCTTGAGGATAGATGTTTTCGTAATTCATGCCAAAGCGCAGCTCAGTCGGCGAGAACAGGTGCGAGGCTGTTCTGTCTACGTGGCCATACATAAGATTGGCGAGCGCCAGACCGCCCTTCGGCTTACCGGTCTCAACCCAGGTTCCGAACGACCGATAGGTGGAGGCTCGCGTGGCTTGCCCTTCGGTGCAGGCATCGATGATTTCGAGCGCCATCTTTGTCAGGCGTTTTGCGTCGGTTGGCAATCTCACGCGCGCACGGCTGACTCCATACCTTTCCTCAATACGCCGTCCAGGAATACGCCGCCTGCCCGATCGAGCAGGAGGAGGCGCAGGAATAGACCGTAGTTTTCGTCCCGGACAGAAGCGCTCCGCCATTGCTCGTCGCGTTGATGACGGTGATGTAGCCAAGATCCGGATAAACTCCAGTGACGATATAGGAAACCGCACCGCCCCCATTGTTTACCGAGATTCCAAGGCCAGGAAACATCCATGAGAGAGTCTTGGCATCCAGATAGAGCGCATCCGATTGTCCTTTGTAGGACCACGTGACGGTTTCTCCTATGACCGAATCTGTGAGGTTCTGCCCCCAGCTGTAGCCTGGGCATGAGGCCGACCGCAGATAAAGATGCGTTAGCGCAGTCGTGTTCCAGTCCACCGACTTAAACACGGTCCTGCACGCAATCGGGGGATAAGAGCCGATCGCCCCGAGGGCGCCGCTGACTTCAGCGTAGAGTGTTGGGCTCAGATTCGGCGTGGTCCAAGGGCACGGCTCAAATCCGCAATAAGGAGAAGTCAACTCGCCTCTTGAGACGTTGACATTCCCCACGGCGCCGCTGGCAGTTATCCACGCGCCAGGAATGAAGTAATCAGTATCCCACGTACCGATGCCCCGCGCCTCAGTCTGAAACTGCCCATTACCCCCGAGTTGGCTATAGGCATATCCGCCGCTGTCATAAACCCTCGTGTTGAGCTGAAAGCCCGACAGCGCCGATCCATCGATCTCCCGAAATGGTTGAGTCTCGACGTTTATCGGCAAAGACGCTCCGTAATAACCACCCCGAAGCCTGATGTTTCCGATCCCGCCGGCTTCCTGGCCGATGAACGGAAACGACCTTTGACAGTAGAGTATCGGCAATGCCGCCCCAGGCAAGCTCGGGTCATAGTTGAAATACGGATTCCTGATCTCGTTCGTCATGGCGCCAGACCCAGCGGCCTGCGCCATCAATAGCGAGCTGCACGCGACAGGATTCTCGACGTGGACGCCGTCTAATGTAATGCCCATCCCCTGCGCGACGACGACTCGCTCGGTCGCATAAAGGGTAGTTGCCGCCGCCACTTCCGCCTGCATATCCGTCGTCGAGGTCAGATCGTTGATCCCATAGTTGGCAAATGCCCATGGTATCCATATCTGGAAAGTGCCGACATTTGTTCCCGAGTTCCAGGCGGTCATCGTTAGCGGGATGACACCAAAATGGCTGGTGATGACCGTATAGGAATTATAGACGGTATTTACGTACTGATCGGGCGAAGCGATCGTTCCAGTAAAGGTGTAGTCGAACCCATTGCCATCGGCAACTTTTGTGAATGAAGAGACACTGGACAACCCAAATGATGCGCTCTGTCCGCTTGTTGCCGAGATGTTGCCGCCAAACACAGTGACTTGGCGCGACAGCTCCGAATCTATGCCAATCGTAGCCGTCAATGACGGCTCAACAACATCGTTTATATAGGCTTGTGATCCGGCGACCAAGATCCCATAATATCCGTTGTTCCCGGCTATCTTACGAAAGGTGTTGCTGTCGCTCAGGCAACACGCGGCGTTCGCGTCGGTCTTGTACAGCGCGTAAAAATTATTGACATAGGTGTTCTCGACAAGGTTGATGCTCGATCCGCCGCTACCGCCAGCAAGGCCGATCCCGACACCGGCATTCGATTGCTGACCGCGATACCCATTGCTCGGCCCGGTCACCTCAATGTCCGACACTCGCATCCCCTGACCGGTGCCGACTAGGAAAGCGATGCCGTTGTTGAATGTGGACCTTATTTGGCATCCCTGATGGTTGCCGGCAGCGGCGGCATCGCCGAAGAATGCCATAGAGAACCCGAACATGGTCGGCGAGGCAAGGCTGGATCGAAGATTGCCCGGCGGATCGAGATATAGCGTGCTCGATGTTTTGTACGTGCCTGCCGGGCAATAGACTCCGGTGTACCCATTGTTGAACGCGTAATCGATGCACGCCTGGATCGCCGACGTGTCATCGGTCGAGCCATTGCCCGTGGCCGGGCCGCAGACCGGATCCTTGATGCTGATCCAGTCGAGCGTAACATTGGCGGCTCGGGTTGGCGTACCGATCGCCATCGCCAGCCCCAGCGCCAAGAGAAATCTTAGCGCGGAACCCACGTGCTTCCTGTCGGCGCCGTCCACGTACTGGCAGTGGGCGCGATCCACGCCGCACCAGAACCACCCCCACTGCCGCCGCCACTCAACAGCATCGCATAGGACGCCGTAGCAAGCAGCAGAAGCACAAGTCCCGCGAGCAGCGCGCGCAATACGCCTAGCAACCAAATGCTCCCCAATAGGTTTGGTTGTGGCATATGTTGTTTTGCTGGGGCGTGGTCAAACCTGACGGCCAAACGATGACTTCTCCGACATTACCCGTGAGAACATTGCATGAAGAAGCCCCAGACCCACAACCAAAGATGTCGGTTTGTGCCGCGGTATAGCCTGGCGATCCTGTGCTTCCGGTTACAGCGGCAGCTCCATCTACATCAAGAGACGAAGTCGTGGCGAGGACCGTCTGCACAGAATGCGCGGCGCTGTCGGTCGCCGTGGCATTTATCTGAGCGCCCGCATAAGCAAATGCTTCGTTTGTCACCTGAAATCCCACCTGGGAACTGTTGTTATTCCCAATGACATCGCTGTAAGCACTAAACGCCGCGGTCCGCTCGGCAACGTATGATGTAGTCAACGGCTGATTGAGGACTCCAATCCCACCAGCAATTGAGAGGAACTGCGTTCCGCTTCCAGTCATGCACGGCAATGAGCCAAAGCAGCTAACAGTCAACGTGGGGCGTTTAGCTATTGTGGCTTGGGTCATGTTAAAGCCATTGCCGCTTTGATCATAAATTGTCTTCACTGTGCATGTTATAGAGCCGCAGGATGAGCCACCTATAGTTGTTATGACGAGAGCGCCAGTCGTGGCGTCGGTGCTGAGATCGGCGCAGACTACGTCCGACACGTTGCAAACATTGATAGATGCCGTTCCGCGCTTGGCGGCGCTGCATGCCCGCAACGACCAGCAGGCCGTCGCGCTTGAGACGACATCGAGCGGACCAGTATAGGTTACGCCAGCAGGAGGCGGGATGAGAACCATATTGGCGAACGCCAGATTGCCGGCGAGTAGCGCCCTGGCAACGAGCCCTAAAAAAAGCAGGCGCATCATTGGATATAGACCGTGCAAACGCCGGTTGCGATGCCGCTCGATGTCCATACTGTTGTGCCGGTCGTCGTAATACCCACCGTGTCGCCAGAGGCGAGCGACGAAGTCGTGACGGTCAGGGTTTGATCGGTCGCCGCCGTCCCGTTGGCGTTGAACGAGCCGCTGTGCAAGACCGTCCCAGCCGAGAGTGCCGTCCCGCTCGCCGCCTTGACGACGCTGATCGTCGCTACCCCGCCAGCCGCGACTTCCGGGCGGCAGACGATGCCGGTGACCGTGCGGCTCGCGTTCGCGCGGAAGATCGGGATGTTGTTCGGGTTGATCCCCGGTACGTAGGTGATTGGAATAATGAGCGTCGGAAGGGTGTTGCAGGACGCGACCGAGTCCGAAAGGTCTGCGCACGCAGGCTGCGCCGCGCCGGGCACTCCCGAGGTCGAGATCGTATTAAGAAACTGATGCGAGACTGATGCTTTGCTCTCCACCCCACCGAGCACACTCGCCGTAGGCGGCTGCATTCCAGGGAAGAAATCGATCCCCGTTCCGTTCGCGTTAGCCACAAAGGTTCCGCTCGCACCCGGTGGCAGCGTGGTTGAGTTCAGCCCGGTCATCGTCAGGCCGGTGGAGTTCGTGATCGTCCAATTCACCGTGCCGGTCACCGCGACGGCGAGGGTCATGCCTGGCGCAAAGATCGTGCTGCTTGCGGCCGGTAGGGTAAGGGCGGGCGTGCCCGTCGTGGCGGCCAAGTTAAGCGCGCCGCCCATATCTCCAGCCGCCGCAGGATAGCTCGTCGTCTTGCTGGCGTCGGGGATCGAGGGGGAGATAACACCGCTTGACGCGACGATGGTCGTGCCGTTGACCTTGCACGCGCCGAACGTAGATGCGCTGCACTGCGGGATGGCTGGCGACGCATCCGAACGCATCGCTGTAGTAGCGACTCCGTTGTTAGCGCTCGTCCCAATCGTCGCGGACGGATTTGCGAAGGTCGCGCCGTTCAACGTTAGTGTTGCGTTGCGCCCCGAGCCGCCCACGGTTCCCCCAGTAACCGTGATCTTCTGGACGCCGGTAATTACGTTGGTGCCGTCGCTCAGGATCAGAACAAGGTTCGCGCCTACTGCTGGGTTGAGAACAAAGGCATACCCAGCAAGCGCCACAAGGAGAATCCCCAGTGCGGCAAGAACCTTTTTCATCACACGATCATCCAATTCGACACGCCGTCGTCGATTAGCCAGGTGGCATCTCGGGCGTTGTCACTAAAGACATAAGTCGAGGCGCCATCTACGGTGCCAGAGACGGGCGTGATCGTGTAAGCCGTGCCGTCCGCCAAAGTTGTTTTCAAGACCCACACTCGCCCGGGCGATCCAGCGCCAGGGATGTTGACTGTTTTTGCTCCAGCCGTTGAAGACGTTGCTTTAGTGATGGTCTGAGAGGCGGTCAACGTGACGGTATGGGTGAGGCCGGTCGTCCAAGGATCGATAGTGAAGCCGCCGCCGCTCCCGCCGGGTGCACCGCCGTCATCGAGAAGTCCGTCCCCCACCCAAACGGCGATATTCCCAGGATTAACTAATCCTTGCTGCCCTACGATGGATCGCCCGCCTGCCATTTTTATTTCCGATCGGCCCCCATATTGCCGGCCCGGATCATGCCAACGGCGCGTTGGGTGTGGTTGGTCGTAGACTTCTGGATGAAGCCGGCCATTGGACTTACCGCGGAGCCGGAGACGGAGCCGGCATATGGCTGAAACGAGGCCCCAGTCACACTCGCGGGCTTTGGTATGTGCGCGGTGTCGCCTTCTCGCATTTCCGAGGGGTCGCGCATGTTGGTGATTTTGAGGTCGGACCGCAGATTCGCGATCTCTTCCCTTTGCGTGACCTTGACGAGAGAGTCGTGCTCGTCTTTGGGTTGGGCGGCATACTCGCTTTCGAGAATCCCCGCGGCCTCCTCGGCGCGCTCAATCGAGGCCGATTCCATGTTGCGATAGGTCTGGTCGACCGATTTGGTGTAGTGGCTCTTCTTAATTCTCGGTGCCTGCGGCACGAACACCGGCTCATCTTCGCTGACCCACGCATCGCATAACAGACAGCGATCGGGCGGCGGGGTGTCGCTGCGCTCGTGCAAAAACTTAAAGACGCCGCCGCACTCCGGGCACTTATAATGTTGGAACTTCGCCATCAGTACCTCCGCGGAGCGGCGCGCCGCCACGCCGCAGTCTGCATTTGGCGCGCCGCCATCTGCTGGCGCGCTTCCTTGCGCTTGAAGAAGTCCGCCAGTGTGTTGCGGTTCCATAGCGCCCATTGATCTTCGACGGAAATCGAGAGCTTGGCCCGCTCGGCCGCCCGGGTCCGGTTGCCGGCGATCATCCCGCGGCGAAACCGGTCATCCCAATACCGGACGCCCATCGCCATCGCGTAAACATGATCGTCGCGGTTGCGGCCCTCAGCCCCAATAGTATCCCCGTCGCGGGTCACCCCCTTCATTTGTTCGAGAGCCCGCGCCGAGCGCACCACCAAAACGCCGTTATGAAAATAGTTGCGAGTCGCCTCCATGACTTGGACTTTTAACTGTTGCTGCGCCTTGAATTGCCAAGAATGGCCCGCATTCATTGAATCGGATCTAGTGTAGATGTATGATCTTGCGTTGTTGAATATATCATCAATTCCTTTCTCGCGCGCCGCCTGCCGGAGATATCCTTGCTGGACAATGCGCTGAGTCGTTTGATAGTGTCGCCACACCTCCTCTCCGGGACCATTGACATCAACAATCATGCCGACCTGATTACCGTTCTTCGACCCGTAATAACCGACCAGCGTCCATAACAGCCAAGCGAACTGGTGCGGCTGAATGCTGCCGCTCTCATACTCCGCCACCTGATCGATGCCGTCGGCGTAGCAGCGCAAGACCTCGACGGAGGAGTGATCGTTGTTTTCGTCGTGACCAAAGGCGGGATCACCGGAGACAACATACATGCTCTCGCTAGCCGGCTCCTCCCACAGCATCAACTCGATCTCGCGGCGAGTGCGCGATAGCTTCATCTCAGACGTGACGAAATCGATGCCCGGCCAGAATTTAAAATATTGGGGTTTCGAAGCCGAAGCGATTTGGGCGGCGGCCTCTGTGATTTTCTCGGCCTGGAAGAAATTGCTTCCGGTGACCTGGTACGCCTCCTCCTCGGTCCACGGCTGCTCTTGAGTGAGTGTCGAGTCCTCGGGATCGTCGTCATCCAATTCACGAGAAGGATCGACTTTCTTGCGATACCACGCCAGCTGTTCGAGTGAGATCCGATAGCCGTACTGGCGCTGAACGGCGCGCATGCGCTCAAGCTCACGCTGGTTGGGCGGGTCCACCCCATAGCGTGAGAAGTCGGCCGAATCGCGCGCCAACATCTGGGTTTCCTTGGCCCACCAGCCAATGAAGACGCAATGCGCGGACGGGTCGGCTTGGTGTTCCTGCCACATTTTGTAGCGCGCATTGTAGCCGCGGGCAGTAGATTCCCAGATGTAAAGCCGATCTTCATAGGTGTCGGAAAGAGATTGGCGAAGGGAGGTCAAGCCCTCTTCGTTTACCCAGGAGCACATTTCGCTGGCATGAAGATAGTTCAGGCCAGTTGATCGCCCGAGCCCGCCGCCAGTGCGCGAGTTTTTGGTGCCGGCCTGCATAAAGAGCAGCCACGAATCGTTTTCCAGCACCAGTGCGTCTCGGTTGCGGCCCTTGATCGCCGGGAAGTGCAGCCGTTTTGGAAGAGCGTCAATGACCTCCTCTATTTCGCGGCGCGCAAGTTGGGTGTTGAATGCGGTGTCAAAGACAATCGCGCCGCGCAGACCATCGTGCATTCCAAGCCAGAATGCGTCGAAAGCGCGTGCGTCCGTGCTAATGCCGAGCTGGCGAGACTTTAGGCAATCGACATCGTGTTTATCGTGTTCGAGCGCGTAAAACACCGCGTCGTCGAACATCGTTTGCGCGAGATAGATGTTATCGGCAAGCACCGTGCCGCCGCCAGTGTCTTTCGAGTTGATCTTGACGTGATAGCGGAACTCGTTAAACGACTCGCGGAAGGCGGAGACCTTTTCCGGAGACCAGCCGCTCAAGAATCAGGTGCTGGCTCCAACCTTTCTGGTGATGATGCGAATAAGATCGCCGCGTGCTTCTCACAAAACCAGAGATCCCGTTTCTTGAGATGGAACACCGCCGGCATGCTGCACACCGCACAAAAGATGATCGGTGGAGCGGTCCAGCTATGTATCTCTCCGACGATCTTGTGCTGCTCGGGATCATGGCCGCGCGGCGGATTGATCGGAACCCGGCGCATGCCGGCGGGGGTCGGCGACGTTCTCATCGCCCGGAGATCAGTTGGCGAGCACGGTCGATGTGTTCGTCTTGAACTGGGGTCAAGATCCTCATATCGCCATGCATTTCGGTGGCAAGGCTCTCGCAGAGGCAGTGGAATAGGTGCGCTATATTCAAATCAGCATCTTGCCGAATGGCCGCCTCCATGTACCGACGACGCTCCTGTTCTTCAAACGAAGAGGGCGGCCTGTCACGCAGACGCTTGATCTGCAGCATGGCCCGCGTGTACAGATCCCGTATCTCAAACACGAGCGCATCGCGCTCTTCTTCGATCATCGCCGACCCTTATCCAGGCTCATAATCGGCGACTTCCCTTTGGAAGTCTCTCCATGTATCCGCTGGGAAGCATATAGTGAAGCCAGGCATCTCGCCTTTATTGGAATAGAACGAAAGCGCGACGACCTTGTCTTGCGGTAAATCAAACGTGTCGAAGGTAATGGTTGTGAGGTCGTTGTTCCGATATTCTTTCCTCATCGCCGACCACCCCACGGGTCTTGCTGCGCCGCAACCTGCTGCATCGCCTCGGTCGCCCGAACCTCTACGCGCGACTTCACCGTTGACCAGAACTGCATCAGGTCTGGCTTGGGGTCGGTCGTCAGAAACGCGATCGGCTCACCATCGGGCGGCACCACTACCACCGCGCCCGCGAACTCGGTAGAATCGATCTTGGCAATGCGGGCGGCCATGTCAGTAAACGGCGCGGCGTGCATCAGCCATACCCGTAATAGAGGATGTCCATTATGGGAGACCCGGTCGAGGCGATGAACTGCACGTTGTTGAGGTCGCCCGCATAGGCAAACGGAGGATAGTTCGGCGGCGCCGCGCCAACCCCGAGGATCACGCCAACCGTCGCGGTCGGGGCCGTCCCGTCATCCCGATAACGCACCGCCGTCGAGGCCACGCTCAAGGTGATGACCGCGACGGCGGCTCCGGCAGGAACCGTCAATTTGGTCGCCGACACGAGAGCCGCCGCGAGAATCTGCTGAAATCCCAACGGCCTCATGTCGCCGAGCTGGACGAGCAGGGTCATTCGTTGCGCCCCTCTGGATCAGCCGCGCGCTTCGGCACCGCCGGATCTTGCCGGATCGGTATAGGCTCGCTCTGCACGCCGCTCGCCCCCTTACCAATATTCTCGAAATACGCCGGCAACTCCCGCCGAGGCACCGCAATCAAATCGCCCGTATCGGGCGCTTCGAGAGTGACGTAGTCAACGCCAGCCTCGGCGACAAAATAGGTTTGTCCGTTGTAGGTGACAGTCGCGCGCCCGCTCATTTGTAGCTGTGCCCGTAAGTCGCCTTGACCCGCTTCAGCGCCTCGCCAACCGAAGGATATCCACCAGTGTTGAACGGCTCACCAACCTCCGGCGGCACCCCATGATATATGCTCGCCTTCCCGGTTTGCCATTGCACATACAATTCCTGCGAAACCGGGTCGTATCCGACCGAATCGACGTGCGATGAATAGACGGGCGTCATTCCAACCAGACCCCTTGGCCCGACTCCGCAAACTCATCGAACCGCCCCATATCCTCTAGCCACCGCTCTAGCGCGTGCTTCTCTACCAGACCCGCGCCCTCGGCATACCCCGCCGCCCGCAACATCGGCGTCGAGGAGCCCGGAAACGGCACCAACTCATTGAACCGGCAGATCAGCCGCACATCCTCTTTCTCCGCCGTCACGAACCGCGCCCGCGCCACCTGGCGCCAACCTCGCCCCGCCGCATCCGCTACCCCAACCTCAACCGAGGGGGCAACTAGGTAGAACACGCCAGTCATTCACCCGACCTCGCCGCAAATACTCGCATTTAAACCAGACCGCAAGAAATCACTTCCTCTTCCGACCTCGATGAGCCTTCACCCGTGCCGCACTTTGCACCCGCCGCGCATCGCAGTATACACACACCCCCGGTGAAGCAAGAGTGCGGAGACGTTCGGATGGCGCGGTGTCAAGCTTGTGGAGGGTTAGGATATCAGTGGGAAAGTCCGAATCCGTTCCCGCGATCAATTGAGTTTCCGCAGCCTTGGCGCCCATGTCCGGACTGCGGGGGCTCAGGCCGGGAGCATTGCTGCGAAGGGCTTCGGGAACAGCCGCCCGAACCAACCCGCTCTCCGCACACACATGACCCCACTCAGCAACCCCACAAACCCGGCAAATAGCAGCCTTCATCCTAACCCATATAGGCTAAACCCCGTAAAAATGTAACCGTTACACCAACGCAATTCCTCCGGGGAGGGGGATGTGTGGGGTGCACTGGAATCGCCCAGCTCGCGTCCCGCCGCCCTCGCACAAAAGCGTCAGCCCTGACGCATTTGGCGGAGACAACATCCGCCCACACACTAGGAATTCTGCGGATCTCGGCGCCATTCTGAGATCTTACCCACACTTCAGCCCACAACTTAGATCGTCCGCTGTGGCTGCCATGCGCCGCTGCTATTATGCGCCAGCGTCCAGCCACGCGTCTCAAGATAAGCCTTAGCTTTTGCTATCTGTTCCGCTGTCATGCCATCAGGTGGCTGCGCGGGCTGGTCCGTAGTGCCCCAATCGCGGCGAGCTACTTTGTGCCGGTCGCCGCTGTAATAGATCCGCAGACGCTCTCGGCGCGGCAGATACCAGCGGCCCGACATCGAGAAAAGCCTCGCTAAAGCAACGTAGTAGGCAGGCTCGTTTCGTATGCGCGCGTGCACGAGGACGAACGTGTTTTTTTGCTGACTGCTCTCATATCCGCTTGACAAGCTGTGTGCTGCACATTATCTTCCCATTATCAGAAACGGAAGAACCCCTGGAGGAACCGATGACCCGCAGTCTCGATCTCGACGTAGACGCTCCCGACAAAGTCGCTCAAATCCTACGGGATGCCGCTCAAGCCTATCACGAGAGCGCCGGCGATCTTGCCTCGGCTTGGCAAGATCGGCGCGCAGGTGCGCCGTGGACGAAGATCGCGCGCGTGCTCGAAAAGGCCGCCGCAGCGATCGACAAAATTGATATGCCATAAGATGAGCAAGACCCAAACCCTGGAGGAGCCGATGGAAATCAATATCACCAGTTTTGTGAACAATGAAGATCCATTCGAATATAGCGCGTCACGGGCAGAGCGCGGCGAAAACGCCGGGCGCGATACCTGGAACAACGCGAAAAACCTTGCGCCAACTTTACTGACGACTCCCGAGCAAATCGAAGCGTTGCGGGAATACGTCAAAGGATTTGGCGCGTGGGACGCCGAGGAAATTGCTGCATGGGATGACAGGGAGTGCAACGCGCTATTTGTCCAGCTTATCAGCGGCGATATGCGCGAGGCGGGAATGGATGATGTTGACCTAGAGGATTTTGATTGGGACGAATATGAACACCAAGCCGAACAAGGGGCGATTGGCGGTCACATTTTCCGCAGCGACGATGGCGAGATTTATTTCTCGCTTGCATCGTAACACCTGACGATTGGCTTGTTAAGCCGAGCCATTCTCATCCAATCGCAAGCATGCGGTTTGCCCTACCGATGACGAACACCAGCAATGATGCGCCAGGGTGCGAGTGCGTTTCCTGTTCGGTAACATTTACATCAACCGTCTTGCCATCGGGGCGGATAACATGAAACATCATCGGGCCAAGGTGCGGGTCGCCCTCCGTCGAGAGCTTATAACCCTCATATTCCCATTCACATGGCATCGCGAGCCCCTCAAACCCTGGAATTTATAGCATTTCCTGCCACCGAGGCATAGGTAAAATGGCGCATAATCATCGGTGCTCCTCGCTCATTACGCGGATTAGTTTCTCGATTTGGTCGAGTCGCTTATTTAGGTTGTCGATGTCCTCTTTGGTGGCTGGACTCCATGTGGGGCTCCCGATGTCCTGGAGGGTTGGGCCCGGGTGCGGCACCCACGTGTTGACCCACGCGTTGGCGCAATCCCGCCCATCAGGGAGGCAGGCTGCGAGCGCGGGGTGGATCAGTAATGCGCCGCTAAGAATCGCTATGGCTATGTGTTTCATTTGCTGGTCGGCGGGTCCAACTGTGGCCAGTACATGGCGAGAGCAGCCTCGAAAAGCCGCCTCATTCTCGCGGCGATCTCGGCCGGATTTTCGCCGTCTTCGATAGCCTTGGCGATGATCTCCTCGTCAGTCAGCGATAGTATATCCTCACGATGCCAGGTCATCAATCGCTTCGTCGATCGCGCTTGCGGCGGCAGCCTGACTGCCCGCGGGTTGCGCACCTTGAACTCCGCGTCACTTATCGTGTCGCGACCCTCCACGCGATCAGGCTGTGTCATTGCTGCTTTGGCAAGATCGCAACATTCGATGCAAATCCGAACATTATTAGGTCCAGCGACGGGACGATGACGAAGCTCCGATTCAGATCGCCCGCAAAACGAACAATAGATCTTGGGAGTGATCATCGGCTCACTTTTTCTTCAACATATCTCTCGCGTTGTTTGATTAATCTCTCTTGGTCGCGAGTCCAGAGCGATAACTGATCTGACAGCTTCGCTATCATCTGACCGTGGAAAGCAATAGATTGGTCGAGTTGCTCGAGCATACGATCGGTCATCATTCCCTCTCCGTTCCAACATTGTTTTGGGAGCGATCATGCCGGTCCCTCGACGCGCCATCCATTATTGGTGTGCAGGCAGCCTAACTCGGCATCCACACCAAGGGCGCCGCGATGATAGCCGGTCACCCAGACATGACCATTCCAGCGATAGCTTACCCTAAGGTCGGGCAAGCCGAGATCGTATCCAGGAGCCGCGTCTGCGCTGCGGCGAGTTACCCAATAATCCGCCGCGGTCGGATCACTAGGCTTCAACCACCCGCTCATCATTCCCTCCGTTCCCAACCGCCCTCTATATATAATGTGCTGCACACAGCCTGTCAACCCTCTGAATTGAGAATTCTTGCGACCGTATCAGGCTCGCGATCAATCAGCGTCATGAGCACCTGAGCCGAGAGCGGGATCTTGAATCGCTCGATTTCCCATCCATGCAGCGTGCCGGCCGATACGTGGTAGAGCTCGGCGAATTTGCGCCGGCTCATCCCTAGCCGCTCCCGAATCTCGCGGATTTGCTGCCCTTTCATTTTTTCTATATAATTTTGCGTGCAGTGCTTGACAAGCTGTGTGCTGCACATTATCTTCCAATCATCAGAAACGAACCAACGCTATTCCGGATGAAAAGGCCCGGGTCGCCACCTCCTCTAAGCCGGAGACGCGGGGATGGTCCGCCAGTACAAGTCTGGCGCCGATGAGCAGGAGCGAAACCCTATGAACGATAATTGTTTATGCCTTAGCGTTTTGGAATGCGTTGCGGCGGGTAGCTGCAAACGCCACGCGATGGTGGAACGTGTGCTTGATCGGGTTGCGCGCGCTCTAGCACAGAGGCGAGATAGGGAGCGGCTCCAAAGAGAGTGCGATCTCCTAAACAAACTAGTAGGCGACAACGTTTTTTCCCCACCGGGTTAATAACCCGATGAGCAGGAGCGAAACCCTATGATCGACCGTGATGCCGATATGCGCAAGCAAGGCTGGTACAAGCTGATGACGCCGCAACCGGCGAAGCGTCCAAGCGTACGCCAGCTTGCCTACAAAAAGGCGGCCGAAGCGGAGTTTGAGCGGCGAGCCGCAGAAGCTATCGAATGGTGCAAGCGTTTTATCTGATGAGCAGGAGCGAAAGCTGCTGTGGGCTTGAACGAGCGCAACGGGCCGCGCGGGACGGCCCTGAGCGGGCGACTCAGAGATGAGCCGACCAGTCCCTAAGTCAGCAGCATCCCGCACCACAAAAATGATCATCGGTGTTCGGCTGCCATTGCAATGATCGAACGCCGCAGCTGTGGAGATAAAAACATGACGCCACCAACGGAAGAAGAGTTTCGCAAAGCGCGTTCGATCGCTAACGAGGACGACCACCCGATGAGTGAGGGCGCCTATCAAATTTGCCGCTGGTTCCGTGGCCAGATGTTCCTGCGCGACGAAGCAGAAACAGCGCTGACTGCCCTCCGCGCCACCGACGGTTCCCCGCCACAATAGGCGAGCATCCCGCACCCCAAATGCGCCATTCGCCTAATGTGAGGTTTCATCGGTGTTCGCCTTTCATTGTGATGGTCAAACGCCGCAGCTGTGGAGATGACAATGGAACAAGAGCGAGTCAGTATTGCGACGTATCTTGCGGCACGATATCGCCTACTTGGAAAGACGCTCTCATATCGGCAGTGGATAAAATCAGACCCAGATAATGCAGCAAAATGGGATGGCTATCTGCTACAAACGCAGAGACAGCTCGCATCGTTACGAGCCGCCGAGCGTATTCCCGCCCTATCTCAAGGTGGCGGCGAATTCTTATGACGGCGCCACAGACGAATCCATCATAAGTAAAACCCTAAAGGATCGTCCAATGAAATTTACATGCGAAGTCACTGTTCGCGGCAAACAATTCCCCAGTCTATACGAGTTTCATGCGCCAACCGAGGATCGGGCACGCAAATTGATTGCGGATTACTGCGCGTCCCTCGGGATCGAGGCGACGAGCTTTGATCTAGAGGAGCGCAAACCCGATATTCCTCATCGACACAAGTGGTAGACAAATCATAAGCACATTTGGGGATAATTGGAGCGGAGACCGAGTGCCGTCGGCCCCCGCTCCAGCCACGACGATAAAGGACGTGTCGCCATGACAATCCGTGTATCGCTTGCCGTGCTTACCAGTCTTAATCTCGCTCTCGCCGCCACCGCTCAGGCCGAATCTAATTCGGTTAACCTCTCGTGGCAATGCCAACTCACACCCTGCGTCTATGATGGCCAAAACCGGCCATTCGGTAGGGACTATTCGTCAGGTGTATTGGAGCGCCCAATCGGTGGCGTCCAATACATGATGGATTACGACCAACTCGGCCCTCTAGACAACCTGCTGCTCTATTACCAAGCAGCAGACTGTTCCGGTCAGCCCTATTTCTTCGGCGTCGGGTCCTTTGATCGCGCTGGAGATGCAATGCTTGAGCCCCCATTCGCCCACTACGACTCCGTGACCAAAGCAATTTGGGGTCCAACCGGCGCCCTAGTTTCGTTGTCCTACCAAGCCTATAAATACGGCAACCCGCCCTATTGCGCAACGGAATGGAGGGGCGGCTCGGGAACCGGACTCGCGAGAGTAGCCTCACCAATTGAATACAATCCGAGTATCGTGCCACCTTTCGTTCCGCGATAACATGCCGGAATTACTACGAACCCTTATCCAACTCGTTCTTGCTATGCCCGCGGCCTTCGCGCTCGGTGGCACGATCGCTGGGCTGGTCATGCTTTCCTACGCCGTGGCGTGGTGGGTATGGTGATACTGCAGTTCGACCCCCGCTGACGGGGCCGCCCCTGAATATCGAGACAGGGGCGGGCTGCCAGCCGAGGATTAGACGGTGAGTCCGGGATAGTCCTTTTCACCATCCCGCGACCAAGAGTACCTCGTCCATGCAAAACCCCGTCCGGCCGCGGCCCCGTTTTCCCTCGGGGCGCGGCGGCCGCCCCTTTTTACGGAGGAGTGGAGGTACAGACGTTATTGTCGCAGACGATGTTATCGAGATCGTCCGACGTGCACATGTCATTGTCGCAGTTCACGCTAAAGGCATGGCTCGGATGAGTGAATCCAAGAATTGCAAGGATTGCGATTGCGTAAATGTATTTCATTGCCGTCTCCTGACCAGATTTTACCAGGAACCGCCCGGCGCGGCGTTCTTTGTTTCCACGGAAACGTCCTCCTCCAACCCCAGTTCCACCCCTCCCCGCCGCTCCGGTGACAATCCGAAGCTCATCCGTAGATTGGCAAGCGATCTCTCGGCCTCAGCGCGCGTCAAGACGCGCTGGCCTGGAACCTGCAATCGACCGGCAATGTAGGCGTCAAGATCTTCCCGCGTCATAACCGTTCCAGTTCAGCGAGTATAGCCCGGCGCTCGACCATCAGCTCGTCCATGCGGGTCACCAGCTCGCCCAGCGATGGCCACCATTTCTCGGTTTCCGACCACTGCCGGATTACCCATACAGCAACGTCCTCAGGGAATTGCGCAATGCGGTCCGTATAGACCCGCACCATCAGCTTGGTGTCCTCCGTGCCACTGCTGCGCGACGCCGTGCAGATGCGCAGGCGTCCGAGTTCCGCCATTACCGCCATTACGGTATTGCGCGAACTGGCAGCGCAGGCCTGCAACGCTACATCACGCGCCGCCTCGATTTCGCCCGCCGTAGCGGTAGACGCTTCCAGGAAGAATTCGCGTTCGCCAAGCGGCGCATAACCGTACTCCGGGTCAATGCGGTAGGCATCCGTCGTTCTCCTCCAGCCAAAGCTCACGCATGGCGGCAACGACGCCGCCATGGCCCGCATCGTTGCGGCCGGATCGCGCTTGGCCATTGCCGCCTTGACGCTTGGCGAGAGTACGGCAACGGTCTTTCCAGGTGAGTGACCAATCAACTCGTTTGACATTCTTTCCGCCTTCGTAACACCAGTAGTTGCGCCATTCCGGCAATAAGTCGTCAGGGTTCAGCCCACGCTCCTCGGCGTAGGTGCGGTCGCTTTCGTCCGGTTCCCAATCCTCAGGCAGCGTCGTCGCCTTTGGTTTGGGCTTCGCGCGCGCGGAGTCTGCGTCAGCAGACATCCTCCTTTCTTCCTTTCTTTCTTCTTTCTTTCCTTCCTTATAGTTTGTATCGGGTGGTGTATCGGTTGTGTATCGGTTGTGTATCGGTTGTGTATCGGGTCCTGTATCGGCTAGGTGAATCGGTAGCTGATATTTGCTGTAATTACAGATGGTTATGATCGTGCATGCTGTATCGGTTGTGTATCGGATCATCTCCGCCTTCTGCGCGGCAGCCAACCATCGCTGTATCGCCGGGACGGACCATCGCCAAGCCATTGCCAAGAAGCGAAAAGACGTTCGAATCTGTCCGCGATCCAGCCCATTGTGCGGCGCAAACGCTGCATTTTCGATGAGCCACACCCATGCCGCTCTACGGCAATACGGCTCACGCCCAAAGACCGCCTTATCATACCATCCCCGTTGCATGCGGTAGAAGCTCACGGCGTAAATTCCCCCTATCGTAAAATGCTGTATACTTAATCTGTTGCGTTTTTATGGTGTGCGCACTCGCCAAGTCTGTGGATCGAGGTCGAACATCGAGTCACGTTCTGGGACGAGCCAGCCGTTCCGGATCATTAGCTTCGCTGTGGGGTCGGCTACTGTGACACCCGCGGCGTCGGTGTAGCGGTCTTTATGGTCGGCGTCGTGCGTCAACATCATGCAGCCGGTTGATGCAATTCTACGGAGAACCCGCGTCTGGTGCTCGGTGGGAAGTTTCGGTTTTTTCGTTTTCATTTCATCACCCGCGCTTTAATGTTGCTGGGTTGCGCTCTAGCTTATCCAATGCATCCCGGGAGGTTACGAATATTCTCTGGATCGTCGGGCCGTTACTGGTCGCGGCGTCGCATTTGATCTTGATGAGCGCCTCAACGGCGATGTCCAATCGATTGGAGAGGAAGTCGGTGCGCATCTTGCGGATTGCGTCATCGTAAGAGCCGACGCCATCGGCCTGCTTCTCTGCTTCGGTCATCGTGTCAGTCATTACGCAATCCCATACGTCACAGTGCCTGTAAGCCCTCTCGGGCTTGCCACAGGCAAGGCATTTCACAGTGTGCGATATCCCGGCTCGCCTGGCCGCGGATAGATGTTGCGGGCGCGCCGCGTTGGCTTGAGCCCGAGCCGGTTCTCGATTATGCTGCCGCCGGACAAACCGTACCTGTCGGCAATTTGCTTGTAGGTGCGCCCAGACTTGCGTAACGCCAGCATCTCAGTAGTCTCTTCTTTCGGTGCGCGCGTCATGACGACCGCGGCTCCCAGATGGTTACCCCTTCCGCAACACGGTAACCCTCCCCGTCGTGCCTTATCGCCTCATCGATCAGTAAGCGCGCGGTGATGCATACCACGCACCCCGGTGCGTGATGGTGTCCCCATTCCAGCAGGCGACTCTCGATGCGTTGTATGATCTTCTCCGTATCCATTGCTGTCGTCCTCTCTCGGTGGGTTGCTGATGTCGGCGCGGTCCAGTAGCTTATAGAGAGTCTTGTGCTCACCTTTCTTCAATCGGCCCGCGAGGTATAATTCCTGCAATGCGTCGGTAAGTGCGACATCTTCCATTGTGCGGTGACTGCGCCCGCCCGGCACATACAAACCTTTCACCAGATGGCCTCTATCATAATGCCGGGATTCATGCTCCAGCGCTTCTCTGCCCAGATTGACCAGACATGACCGTCTTGCGCGAACAGCGCGTCTAGGAGCGCCTTCAAGAGATTATCGATGTCAGGCCGTACGGTGTGGGGTTCGCCGTCCATTGCGATTTTTTTGATCCCCGACCAACTCGCCGGTATCGGCATAAAGAAAATCACTCTGCCCGGCATGGGGATCTTGATCTTCTGCAACTGCAATTCAGCGCGAAATTTCCAATACGCCAACACGACAGGCCGCTCCTTCCACTTATCAGCGCGCGTCATGCGCGGTGCCGCCATTGGCGCGATCGGGTAAAATGTCACACTGGCCACGCAATAGAGAGAGCCGCGTTGATCATCATGCGACCGATGATCCAAAGCGCCTCCGCGATTACAATAACCACTAATAGCGCGAGTATCCACCACGCGCCCGGCCGCGGAGCAGCGTCGCATTCGGTCTGCTCAATGTGGAGATGAGGGTCGTGCATCATGTTGGATCTTCCGCTAGCCCGCTAGAGCGCGAAGCGCTGGAGCGAGGTCGTCCAACGCCGCCTCGATTGCGAAAGCGAGATGGCGATCCACCAACTTCCCAGCCGCCTCTTTCGCTAGTCGCGCCAGCCTCAACAGATCGACGGCATCGGCGTCACTTAACTCGCGATATCCGTATTCGGCCGGATCAATTCCGCTCAGGATCAGAGGATTCATTTCATCTCCTCACTCCCAAAAAGAGCGGGCGGCCGTCGCGCCATTGCAAGGAGTCCCGGCCGCCCTAAGGTTGGGAGGAGAACTGGTACCGGAGCGTAATCTCCTCCGGCCTCTACCCCAAGAGAGGAAGGGGCAAAGCTCTGGATTCGTCGGTGCCATTCTACGCGGCGTCATTGGTAGGGGCCGCGGCTGTGGCGCTGCGTTCGAAACGCGCTATGAAGCAGTCGAGCCAGTCGCGGTTATCCTCTAGCGTTTCATTCGCGACGCCATAGCCAATCTCGTCAAGCATCGAGATTTGGCGCAATTCGTCTAGGTTGCGTAGGATCGATCTCAGGTAAAATAGGTCGCGCTCAGTCATTGCGCCGCTCTCAATCGAGCCGCAGCGTTGCCGTTGCCGTGCTGCACCCGAAACGCCGCCTCGAACTCGATCAGCCAGTCAGTGAATTCGTGCAAGTGCTCAGTGAGTAGCGCCATATTCTCGGGCCACTCAGCCGCGGCTTCGGCGACATTCAAATCACGACGCCCGTCCATCGCCAGCATTAACCCCGTGGCGAATAGGCTCATTGGGTTGTACGGGTCTATCCAAAGGGCAATCATCCCCTCACGCGAGGAATCAGCCAATGCCGACGCTTCGTGAGCGAGAGCTTCCAGATCATCACGGTAATGCCCCTGCAACCCATCATCTGAAGTGACGACGCTATCTCCGCCTTTGCGGTCGTCGTGCGGTGCTGCAGCGAGGATGGGAGCATGGGGAAGTGGACTGCTCTCACCTTCTGCGGAGACCGCTGCCTCCGGATGGGGGTCCGGGGATTGTGTTACATCGTGGTATTCGGCTTCGCTTACAGTTGGCTTGCGCGGCTTGGTGATTCCGCCGACGCTCAGTGCTCTTTCAAACTCATCGTCGCCAAGTCTGGTAAGCTCATAAAGCGTCGTCCAATGCTGCGGTAAAAGCGTCAGCGTTGACGCTTTCGAGAGCCGTTCGTCTCGCGCTATCTCCATCAATTTCTGCGCCGTGCGCTTATCGAAATCGAGCTTTCCTAAGAGATCGATCCACTCGCCGTGCTTTACCGCGTCTTTGGATTCGATCAGCATGTTGCCGATGTCGATGTACGCAGTAGCAGCCTTGCGCCACGCCGCATTGATACGGTCGGCCCAGATTTGGTTGCCGATTGAGATGTTGGGCTTGCTCATCTTCTCCCTCCAGGCTTATCGCGCCGCTCCACAGCCGCGGCCAATGAACTTAGGCTGCGTAGACGAACACCGATGATCAATCCAACGCTCGCGCCAAGCCCTATCGACAACCCCGCGATCAAGGCAATGAAATCCCATTGCGTTTGTGCAACTAATGTCCAGGGCATTCCCGGCATTGGCTAAGTCTCCGCTAACGCCGCCATCATTCTGCTGCCTGCTTCGTGCCTGCCAAATCAGGCCATTGCACATCAGTTGGCCAGTTTGCATCGAACCAGTCGGATGCTAGCTCGCCGAGTTTCATTCCACACGACTGCCCCGCGAGAAGCCGGGTAATCAGCATGGAATTCCCCGCTCTCGGCTGAGCCGAATTCGTAATGGTGCGAGAGAGAGATGTTTCGGCAATCCCGGTGCCATCGATGTAGGCTCGGGCGAGGACGCGAAGCTCATCGGCGGTGTGCATAGCCGCCGATATAAGGCGCCATTCTTAGCTTGGCAAGAAAATTTTCTCGGCGGCGTGCGGTGAGAAAATTATGTCTTGTAAGATTTGGTTAAGGATTTAACATCAAGGGTTAATGCCATAGGACGAGCACGTTAGATGCCGTGGGACGAACAGGCGTTTAGGGAGAAGATCCTTGAAGCTGGCGCGCGACGTGGCTTGAGCGAGCGCGATATCATGCGCAAGGCTGGCGTGAGCGAGGACACTTTCAATAAAAGCCCCGGCCCGTACGGCCGCACCTTCAATATGATAGAGGGGATTGCGGGCGCGGTCGGCCTCTCGCTCGCCGAGGCCATCGGGCAGCGGTCGGCGCTATCGATAGCTCTATTAGAGCAAGCGGTCGGAGCGGCTCTCCGCGCGATCCCGAGCGACCAAGCCGAGTTGTTGCCGGATGCTATTGTGTTGGCGTATGATGTCCTGTCGGAGCGGACCCAGAAAGGTCTACCGATCGACGAGTCGGTGCTTTCCACCCTGGAATCGATGCTCCGTCGAGGCAGGCCGCGATAAGTGAGGCCGTCGAGCCGATGCACCAAAGCAAATCGTGGCTCAGATGGATAGTCGGTAAGACGTAAAGCAGGATAAGCAGGGCAAGAGCTGCCGAAACACGGCCCGCCGTGACGCCGGCAACCGAGCGGGACGCCACGGTGGCGGCGACGATAGGCGAGAACGGAATCGCTAGGCCGCCTATCTGATGGCCCATTTCGATCGACGCCAAAAGCCCCACCGAGACCAGTCCGACAGGTATGCAGAAAACCCGGAACCGCCTCAGCGCCGCATGTTCGGCGCGCGCTTGCGCCATTCCTTCTAAGAGCCGCCTTTCCGCTGGCTGCGTTTCGACCACCCCAACCTCCATATGTGCCATAAAAATGAAGCATCTTTTAGGCGGTTAACGCTACAGGATAAATTTCTCGGACCGTGAGAAAAAATTATTGACATGGCGAGAAAGCGTGCCCATTGTATGTCCGTCACAAGTCACACGCGATCGAGGGGGAGACAGAAGATGAGCATGAAAATCAGCATTCTCGTGAATGTCGAAGGCGTGACCATCAAAGAGGGCGCGCCCGACACCACGATACGATGGTTGACGGACGCGATACGGATCGGAATCGGCATTCAATACGCCCAGCACGACATGCGCGCGCGCCCAGTCGAATACGACGAAATTAACGGTATTATCACGATCAAGGAGGGTCGTCGGCCATGATCGAGCGTGCCTTGTCCTTTATTGCCGGTCTCGCGCTCGCCCTGGTGGCGTATGGCTTCTTTATGGTGCCGCCGTGAGCATCGATGAACTGGGAGGGATCATAGATCGCGCCGTCAAGTCGCTGCTCATCTCTCTCAGAGAGAGCGGATGCGAGACGCTGGATGAGGTGGAGATCGAGTTAGTTGAGGCGATAATCCTTGGCTCGATCGCCAGGAGTGGCGTCATGAGAGTGGATGACGAACCGCCGTGCGCAATCTGCGGCGGTATGCTCTCGGTGCCACTTGTGGATACGAGTGCGTTTCACTTCAGACTAGCCGCGTGCCCAAACTGCTGCCCCACAGCCGACAGCGCTTCCGGCTAAGGTCCGACCAGAGTCACCGATGGAATCAAACATGACCGATCCGAAAACCGCACGCGACTGCCTCGCACATTGCCTGGACGTATTGACGGACGAGCAAATGAAGATAGCCGTGGGACTCATCGAGGACTACGCAAGCTGGCGCACTATAGACGCGATTGATCAGTACGCCATAGATCTCGCTAAAGCTTTAACAAAGCCGCTCACCGCGCCAAGGGACGTGCAACCATGACGGACAGTGTGATCGCTCTCGACACCACGCGCGCCGCAATCGAGGAGGCCCTCGATGCCGCCCGCGACCAACTGGCCGCCTTCGAGCATCAAAAATTCGCACGCCAAGATTGGATCGGCATCACGCGGCGCCGGGTCTCGATCCTGGAAGCTCAACTCAGCGCATGGGATCGGGCGGCGGTATGAACAAGATCACTGCGGCAACTCCCAATGCCGCCAGTGAGGCGGGGCCGGAGACGGCGTACCCCCCCAGTCCCAATCCGGTCCCGCCGACCGAACAAGCCGGGCTTCCTATCTTTCAGGAGAGCTATCACGGCGAGAGCGGAAACTCTATTCCCGAACATCCCAAGGGCATCCCTTTGGCCGAAAGAAGAAATGCACAGGAGTTACTGGCCCAAAATACCGCCCTCGGGATCATCAAAAAGGATGCGGCGTGGCACGCCAACCGCCGGCTCGGGATCGGCGGATCTGACGCCAACAAAATCATGAGCGGGCGTTGGCTGGAGGTGTGGATGGTCAAAACCGGCCGCGCCGAGGACGAGGACCTCTCCGATGTTCTCGCCGTTCAGATGGGCGTGGTGACTGAGGATTTGAATCTTGCTTGGTTCCAGAAACAGACTAAGCGCGTAGTTGTTGGACGGAAGGCCGAGGTCAAGCATGCGTATTATAGCTTCATGCGAGCAGAACTCGACGGTGCGGTCTGGGAGCCCAATGCGATCGTTGAAGCGAAGTGGTGTGGCGCCTTCAACAAGATCGAGGAAATCGAGCAGCGCTACATGGCGCAGTGCCATCACAACATGCTGGTTTGCGGATATGATCGCGCATTTCTTTCGGTCATTACCGGCAAACCGACCTACGAGCTTGTCGAGATCCGCCGTGACGACGATTACGCCGCGACACTACTGCAGTACGAGGAAGATTTCTGGCGGTATGTCGAGCGGGACGAAGCGCCGCCGGATCGCGAAAGCGTTGCGGCTCCGGTTAAACCGTCTCCGACAAGAATAGTGTCGATTGATCTCGAAAATCCTGGATCTAATTGGGAATATTCGATAATATCTCCGGTCAACGAGTACGTCGACACTTTCGATGCCGCCAAAAAGAACGGCACAGCCCGCGATAACATTAAGTCGATGCTTCCTGACGATGTCAGTCTATGCCGCGTTGGTTTGGTTGATCTCAAGCGTGACAAGAGAGGATCTCTGACGATATCTTTGGAAAGGTTGCGCAATGTCTGAATATCACGACGGAGAAACTGGCGAGGTTGTGGAGACGCCGCGCGTCTCTGATACGCGCGTGCAGCGCGGTGCACTGCTGTCGTCACCCGAGACCGCCGAAGTATGGGGCGCGCTCGTCGAGGCACAAGGGAAGATCGAGCCGCCACAGCGCACCAAAACCGCAAAGGTCAAGGGTCGCACCAAGGCTGGAGTAGACTACGAGTATGAATATAAATACGCGCCGCTCGATGAAGTGCTCAACAAGGCGCGCGGACCCCTGCAAGAAGCCGGCCTCGGGTTCCAGCAATATCTTGCGTCGCGCGGTAGTCAGTCCGTGGTGTGCACCGTTATATTCCACAAGTCGGGGCAATGGACGGCGGTTGATTATCCCATCTTTTACGACGCCAGCAAGGGCGCGCAGGGCTTTGCGTCCGGCGTAACCTACGCTAGGCGCTACGGGCTCACGCTCGCGCTCGGAATCGCCCCTGAGGATGACGACGACGCCAATGTGGCCGATTCCCAACCCGCAACCATATCGGAACGGTCGAAAGGCGTAACCCGCGCCGCCGCGCCGCGCCCTATAACAACGGCGATCCATCCCGCTACATCTGGCGCCGCTGGCTCATCTACTGGTAACGGCGCCCAGCTCGAATGGATACCCAAATTTCTCGCCCGCAAGAGCTACGAGATCGACGCGCAGAAGGCCGGCGGCTGGTCAGCCTTCGAAAGGCTTTACTGCGCGATCGCCGATGCGGCGGACGATCTCGACCAGCTCATGAAGCTCGACGATGACAACAAGCAGCAGTGCGTCGAGTTTTCGCGGGCAGTGAGGCCGGCCGTCTATGACCGCTTTCGCGAGCACGTAAAGGCCAATGCCCATCGTTTGGCGCCGACGCCGTTCGTCGAGGAATCCGATACGCCGTCCGTCCTCGATCAAATGGGGGAGGAGCGGCGGCAGAGTCAGGGGGGGGATGTTTGAAAGCTGACACCATCATCATGCGCCGGATGCCGGCGACCATGTATGCGCCGCATACCCTGGTGCCGCAAGACCAAGTCGGCGCCGAGCTGCTGGGAAAGATCCCGCTCGGCGAGGATGTGGCGGTCAAGATCATACGCAGCCGCAGCCTGCCGCAGCACCGGAA